CGAATTCGGGGGATTGCGTCACGCGCCGCACTTGATTAAACACCTGATCAGCGGTTTGCGGCGTCTGCTCCTGCCGAGTGACGTCAAGCTGAAAGCGTTGTGAGATGTCCGACCCGAAGCGTTGCGACTGTGTAGTAAAGAAAGCAGCCATCTGCTCGGCCATGGTCGCGGCGGTAGTCTTCTCAAATCCGGCCTTTGAAAGCTGTTCAGAAAAACGACCTGAAATTTCAACGCGCTGCTGCTCGAGCGGATCGACCTGTTCCTGCTGTTCAGCCTTCTGCTCCTGCTTCGAGCGTTCGATGAATTCTTGAGCCTCACGCGCATTCATCTCATCAGGACGGCGGCGAATCTCTCGCGCAAAAAACTCATTATGCTCAGTCGGCGCGATCTTTGTGGCATAGGCATCGGTTGGAATCTGAAGGTCCACGCCCGAAGCCACGGCCTCATCGTAAGTCTGCGTGGTGCCCATGATTTCCTTTGCGGCATCACGCGGATCGATGTTCTTGCCTTGCCAATATTGCTGAAAGGACTCGATCGGAACGTACAGGTCGGCAATCGGGCCATCACGCGTCATCGATGCAATGGCTTCCTGCATCTTGTCGGGCATTCGTTCAAATAACTTTGACTTGCCGACGCCCTGACCTAACGCCTTGAACATTTGCTCACGCTGCGTGGCATCCTTGACCCGTTGCATTTCCACGACGCCGCTCGTGGCCGCGCCCGGCGCACCCAATAAAATCATGCCTTTAAAAGTTTCTTCCGCGATGTTGGCCATTCGCTCCACGGCGACAGCGCGCTCATCTGGATTGTTCATCAATGTCGAAAACCGGGGGTCGCTGATCATCTTGGCGACCTCTTCGGCAAAGATATTCACTCCTTCCTGCATGATCTCCGTGGCCGTCTCACCTCCGACTGCCGTGCCCCATGCCTTGCCAAATTCGCCAAGCGCCCGCCCCACAGACGGGCGTACAAGGGCGGAACGGGCAGTCTCGGCAAACATTTTCTTACCAGCGGACACAAACGGTGCCGAGATAAGCCTGACGCCAAGATATTCAAGCGCCGCATTACCGAGCCCCACGAACGCCGCCGCGCCCTGCTGAATGAATGGGTCGAGAGTCTCACCCTCAGGAGTCTTCAATCTACGCAATTCCAGATACGCGAGGCCCGCCTCAGTCCTATAAATATCTTCGATAAATCCAGCGGTGGCCCCCACGGTCAATCCCGTAACGGCCCCGGCAGTGGCGGTAATTGGTACGGTCAGCGGAGCGGCTGGTCCGGCGATCAGACCGGCGGTGCCGCCGACTACGGCACCGGCGGCACCCGTGGCAAGGCCAACCTCAGATGCCCGGGTAGCCGACTGGAAAAGTTGACCGACGATCTTAGCCGAACGGTATACATATTGGCGCATGAACCCGGTGCCGACAGGCTCCCGAGCGATTTCTTTCTCAAGTTGTCTGACCTGCTCTGAAACTCGCGTATCCCCCGCAGCTTCACGATATGCAAGCCGCCCAAGACGCGTCTGCCTCGATCCAGTTTCATAACCACGGCTGAGCGCACGAAAGAATGACTCAACGTTACCGAGATTGTCCAGATCGTCCTTGGCAATAGCCACATGATCCGGATGCTGCACGAGCCATTTCGCCATCGCGGGCGATTTGACCGCATATTCCTCCGGATCGAAATTTGAACGAGTGGATTCCGCGCGAACGTCATCCAGATTGCGCTCAATCAAATCGGTGGGCAGACCAGTCCTACTCTGGAGCTGAAAGACTTCAGCGGACTTATCCGGATTCTTGGGCGCGGCGGCACCCATGGCGGCGCGAAGCTTTATTACTGTCTCATCCTGAGCAGGCATGAGCGAAGTCACACCGCCGATCTGCGTCTGCCTCAACGCAGACGTATCTTCATCTGGCAGAAGCGAATCGACAGGCATCAGCGTCGCCCCCCAATAATGTCAATTATTTCTTGCCTTCCCGCACCGGTCAGGCGCGCACCATACGCGCGCTGAATCCGGTTAAGCAATAGCCTCTCGGCCTGCGCTTGCGGCATATTCTGAGGAATATTTCCCACAGACTTTGCTAGATTGACGGACTCAATCCTGATTGACTTGGGAATGCGATCAAATGGAACGTAAGCATTGCCTCTCTTATCCTTGTCGACGAGAACTGCGGGCACCTCGGGATCGCGACCCCACTCATCAAGGAACACCTTATTGAGCAGCAGCCTGTCCATCACAAGCTGCATCTCTTCACGTGACGCGGGGCGCTTCCCACCTAACTGCGTCATCTCATATTGCTGAACCGCCCGCCATGCCTCAGACTCAAACACGCTATAGCGACGCGCTGTTTCCTTATCCCATTTGCTTTCCGATTCACCCGGAACGATGACGCCGACCGATTCCAACATGGACCGGGTAATATCCTTGAAGGTCACGGTAGTGGCGAACTTGGGATCAGTTACGCCTTTGGCTGCAGATTCACGCGCCTGCCGCATCATTTCAAGGCCACGGTCACGGTGTGGCTTGTCTAACTTCGGATAGTACAATTCCATAAATTGAGCATCCGTCAGGCGGGCCAACTGCTGCTCGGTCTGAAATGTAAATTTCACCCAAGTTGGGTGATCAAGCGTTGGTTCCACGCCTTCGCGCTTGTTTTTGGCGTATTCCTTTAACGCGGCACGCTGACCGAGTGTAAGATTGGACCATACGGATGAATTGATCTTCGTCTCATCCATGGTCCTGTCGACGACATTCGTCGCCGCGATGAACTGTTTGTCCCGGCGTTCAGTCTCGGCGGTATGTTTATTGGTGAAATACGACTCGATGCGAGAAGTTGCCGCATCCCGCACTTTTGGATCGTCAATCTTTTTCACTTCTTCCATGGCGGCGGCGCGGTCGGCATCCTGCCCATGCTTGAGGATAATCTCATCGGCACGACGCTGCGATTCGCCCCGGATGCTTCCTTCCTCAATCGCACGCTCGAGAATGACGGCATCTGTGCCGCTCACCGAGCCTTTGTTAACTTTATAATACTTTGAGGCTAGAATGTCGTCCCCAGTCGCCAGATAGCGCTGCACCACCCCGGCATGCGCCTTGCTGACAGTCTCTTCTATTTTCCTCTTCGACCAATCCCCCGGAAGACCATTCCTTTTAGCGTACGCGGAGTAGTGGTAAGTGATGCGTTCGACTGAATGAGCGATTCTCTCCGGGTCCGTATGGTTGAACACCGCTGCTTGAAGCTCATTAGCCACGAGTGATTCGGTAGTTTCATCGTCATAACGACGCCTCTCTTTCGAGACATGCTGTTGCAATGTGCGGTCAACATCGCGACGACGGCTAAGCCCATAGCGCTGAAACGCTTGCTTCTGAGCGTCATTACCGAGCGCGTTATAAGCTTCGCCGTATAATTTATCATACTCACCAATGACGCGTTCCGGGGCATCGAAAGCGTCCTTGCCGCGAAGATTTAAGGCCCCATTTTTTGAATCATACAAGGCTGAATTCTCAAACTCAGCCAGTCTGCGATCGGCATCCATCACGGCAATTTCATTAGCCTTACGCTGCTCAAACATCGCCACATCAGCAATATTTGCGGCGGCAGGACGAATGTCAACGCCAAATGCTCCGGCAGGAGCGCTCGGATCGCGGCGAACGCCGGGAAGGGCGGTGATCTGCTCGGTTCCCGCATATTTCTTGACCGGAACTTGAACCATGTTTACTCCCGAGGACTCTTGGGAACGCTAAGGCCACCAGTGCTGGTTCGATATTGACTGTAACCTTGGGTAAATCCAGTCAATATCGTACCGGTAGCCCGGTTTCTACTGGCTGTTTTTTCCAATTCGGCCTGCGACCTGAAGTTCGAAGACTGCACCCGATAACCCCACGCCTCGCGCGCCGCATTGTTCCTGATGGTCAGAACATCGATCTCGCCTTGCTCACGTGTGGAAAGTTGAAGGAGACCCGTGGACTCGTCAGGGTCATTCATCTCAATTCCTTGTGCACCAAAAACCGCGCGTTGCGCGCCTATCACCCCTTCAATGTCCAATCGTTTCTCATCGACGGCAATCCTGCCCCGTTCTTCGGCATCCTGCGCCTGCAATTCAGCGATACGGGCATTTTCAATCTGAATGGCGGCGGCATGCTTACCTTCTTTCCTCTGATTTTTTGCCTGGGAAACTGCCGATACTACGGTAACTGCGGCTGCGGTCATGCCCATGTTATCGGCCTTTCAAGGGGATCATGCCCGAAGGCACAATAGATAGAATGGCAAGAGGCAATGGATCAACCTGCCGGACAAAAACTCGACCACTGGAATTCCAATTTGACTCGATATTAACCGTTATCTGACCGGTCAGGGGCTGCACAGGCTCGCCCATGTCTTCCAATTCACGCTGCTTGGCAATCTCAAGGTGATCGACGTCCGGCCCAACTAGAATGCCCCGGGAAGATTCAACCACCATATCCACCGCCTGAACATTTTTATATTTGTCGGTAAGTGGAACGTCATCCGCCGTATCGATGTCGAGAGTTTCCAGATCGGCGGTAATCGAAAGGCCCCCAAAAATTAGCGAGCGCGGGGTCGGCAACACGACCTGCCCCCCGGTAACCGTCATGGGCGTCTCGACATGGCCATCCGCGAAAATGCTGATGGTCTGGCCTTCCAGATGATCGAATCCACCCAACACATCAATGCCCTTGCTCCAATCCGTTCCCGCCACCCCGCGCGCCCATATGGGCACCGTCTTGTTGGATCGAACATCAACTTCCGTAGTTGAAGTAAATGCGGTAATCGTGCATATGACTGAATCTTGCACCGTGGCTTTTTCTTCGCCCGTAACCGGATCGATGTAACTATACAACACGATAGTATTTCCAACATCACCGGCAACGAAAAATGCGGCACTAGCCGTCATCGTGAGCGTTTCCGTATGCAGCCAGTCCACACCTCCAGTAAGCGTCATCGTAGTTGCGCCCGCATTCCAGCCATCGTACGAGATACCACAATCCACGAAGTACGCGTCGATGATGTCTCGGAAATTTCGACTAGCAAGGCGCTCTATATATCGCTTGGGCACACCGCCGATCGACCGTAAGATAATGAAATACACGCCATCCTCATCACCTTCCGGGACTACGCACACATTTTCAAAGAACCCGTTTTTGGTATCATGCCGATGCCAGCCAAGCACCTTGTGTTCCTTTAAATACGTCAATCCGAGCAATATTCCGTCATCGCGTATCGCCCAGATGATAGAATTGGGAGTCTTCTGGAAATCCCAATCCATGAGAGAATTGAATTGAAACAAATGCGTGGCAAATACTGTCAGGTCATCGCCTGAGTAGCCATCCTCCTCAAGGCTATATGACAGGTCCCTGACGACCGAGCCGCGCGCCTGTAAATAAATCGCGGACTTATTAACGACGATAGGCGGAAGTTCACCGCTACCGTTTTCCGATTGCAATACTGGATTGACTTCACCCGGGCGTAACACCCCATCCGGCCCGCCGAGAATCGCCCATTCACCTTCAGCCGTAAAGATGATTAACTTGGTCAATCCTAAGATATGCCTGACGGCCTGTACCTTGGCTGCGGCAATCGTCCACGATACCGCATCATCATCCCGCGTCGGTGACGATACAGTGAAATTATTGAAGTTCCCAGACCTCGAAGCATGGGTCTGCTCTGGATCATCATCTGAGCCGCCAAATACTTGCCTCTGTTGATAGTACCCGGACGCCACGGGGAAGTTACCGGCACCCGAGAATGGGTCCCGGACGATTGGCGGGGTAATATCCCCATCGGGGGCGATGTTGGGGTCATTAAACGAATTTGATGCGGCCTTGCCAATAAATCCATATATACCGGAACCGATAAAAGTTTCACGATATACATTATATTCCACCGCTCCCGCCGAGGCCGTCCATGTCAAAGCATTCGGCGCGGCGACGGTCGGCGTAACGCAATTGCAGCTAAATGAAGCTGTAGGAGTTGATTCCTCATACGATTCGGCCTGTATCGCGGTCAATTCGTATCTATACACCAAGGCACCCGCACCACCGGGGGTAGCAGACGGCGACGCTGGCGCAAGAATGCTCGGTGAGAAATCAACGGCAGTCAGCGTCCATGCAGTATGCCCCGTTCGCGAAAGTTCTCTGACCGCATATCCCGGGTGCGTAATCGTAATCACATCACCCGACTGAACATACCGTAGAAACGGTAAATCAGCTTCAAGGTAAGGCGTGGGGATTTCGTAAATCACGCCAGTGAGCGGATACCAGTACGTGGCGTTGGGTGGTTGCTGATTCGTGTGTGCCAATATGCAGTAATAATTGACGCTCGCCTCTACGACCAGATCACCGACCACGTAATTCGTCGCGGCGCTCCATGCGGCAACGCCCGATACCACGAGCTGCCCACCTAATCTGTAAAAGCGAATGTATTGATCCCCGAATTCCAGAATATACGTCTGATCAGAATTGAACACGAATTTCATCAGGCGCGCGGTATTATTCGAATCTTTGACTTCCCCGATGAATTGTGTGCCGGGCCTGTTGGCCGCACCACCATGCCGCTGCACCTGAAAATTACGGCAGGTCCTCAGTGCCGACGCAAACTTCTGAACGTCCGTGCGCGCGTATAAAGACGGTGAGATTTCACCGCTAGAAAATGAACGCTGAACGACTGCGGTCATCAGCCGCCTCTCTCGCGAATGAATTCGGAATCAGGCTGCGGGTCTTTTTGTTCCTCATTATAGGCATTAGCCCCGGCCAGACCTAATTCGAGGATATACATCTTCAATGCGCGCCCGCCCAGATCATTGTCATCGCCACGGGTCAACGACGGCGCCGTATACGCCGCCAGCCTGAATGACAAAGCCATCGTAAAATCTGGCGGAAACTGCGATGAATCCGACACTCGGGCAGTGTATTCAATCATCGCCTCCGGTTGATCGGTATAGATCAACCGCGCGGTATCATCACGCGCAATTCTGAACGGAATGCGTACGGCACTTCCGCGCCCGTCCGCAGGCATGATGCGACGGACAGTAAGGCAATCGGTGGGATACCGATACGAATAATCCCATTCCACGGTCGGCTCTTCCCCGATCAAGCCGGGATTCTTAAACTTTGTAGTAAAAGGCCAATCCTTATCGCGCAAAGTTGCTTCGAGAGCCGCATCCCAAAATCGATCCATGGCCTTACGTTCTTTTGATGGTTCAGTCAACGAGGCAACCGTGGTCGTTACTCCAAGATGGCCCAATGCCATATTATAAATATCGATTTGCGATGACATTTAGCGTCTCCTACCTTGAGAGGCCTTAATTGCCTTCATTTGACGCACGGCACGGGCATGTGCGCTCCTACCGGTATAGCACTTTTGAGAGCCATATTGGTAGCCACGCTTTCCGCCAGAACTACATTTTCTGATTGGCACACCGTCCTCCTAGAAAAACGGGGGCCGAAGCCCCCGTTCCTCGTTTCACCGTTACTTCGACTTCTCGGCCTTGACCTTCACTTCGGCCTTGACCTCGGGTTCCAGCGACCGCATCCAGTTTTTACTGAACGCAACCGGCTTTCCGTTCTTGCCTTTCGGCTCGTCCGGAACGTCGAATTGATCGCCTTCCCTGTGCCGCTCCAGACCGAAGTACCCGGTTTTTGTGGCTTCGACTTTCATGACTCAGGCTCCTTACGAGATGGTAACCGCGTCGGGGTACGCCACCTTTGCCGCTTCGATCATCGACATCGGCATGAGATAAGCCGAAACAGTGACGGTCGGCGTGGTTCCCGCCAGCGTGTAGCGCAGGGCAAGATACCGCTCCGCTTCACTCAGACCCCCGGGGGGAATCGGAATGACGAAACGGAAGCCCGCAACCAGCAGGTCCGCGTCCTCGGCGGGGGCAGTCGGCGTACCGGATTCGAAGATGCGACGCCCGAGCAGCTTGCGCGCGGTGGTGATCGCCGCATCGCTTGCCGTCTCCACGTCAAACATGTAATCTTCGTCACCGGTCGTCTGATCCGCCGCCACTTCCACCACGACGAGTACCCCGAGGGGCTCGCCTTGACCAATATTCCGGTCTACCGCGCCAATGTCGACGACGTTGGTGGACAGCGCGGTGGCGGTAAGCGCCTGGCTATCCGAAAACTTCAGAAGTTCGTCCAAGAACATGACTTTCTCCTTAAGCGACCGTGGCTTCGGTTTCGAGCAGTTGATCGCAACCCCGGAGCGGAATGCCCCTGAAGGTTACTTTCCTTCTGCCTTCTTCCTCACCAACGTTGAGGTAAACGTTCGACTTGTTCATGGCTTGGATATCGAGCATCTCCAGAACCGTGCGGTTCATGTAAAATGCCGGACGTCCCATGCCCATCGCCGGAATGCGGTGGATGGCTTTGAGCATGTATTCCATGAGCTTCACGGTTGCGCCTGCGCCGTCCGCGATGAGCGCGGAAATGTCGACGTTCGCGATGCGGACCGTATACCGCCAGTCACGCAAAGCGATCCCGGCCTTCCACTGCCAGTGATCGAGATAGGCTTCCATCTTCGCACCACCGATGCCGGTTCCGACCACGACCGTGGTCAGCCCCTTGTCGGTATGGCGAATGCCCGCCTGCGATCCCTTCGGGAAGATGCCGTGAACCGTGTTTGCGCCCCACACCACGAGCCAGATCGACGAATTATCCGATCCCGACCCGCCGCCACTGACGATATTCTGCCCGTTGGCTGCGGAAAGGCTCGAGTAGCGCGGCGAAAGGCCGGTAAACTCTTCCGGCGAGAGGCCGGAATTGCCGTAAAACAACGTCCCGGCCATCTCTTGGTTCATGGCCTCGACGAACGCCACGGCTTCGGACAGGCGAAACTCGCTGGTGTTTCCGTTAAGTTCCGCGAGGTCCTTATCCACTTCACCGTATGCCTCCAGCATACCGCACTGCTCATCGATCTGCGCGGTCGTGGACTTGCTCGGCGTGACGCCCCCGTTGAGAAGACGCCAAGCGACGGACGGAAGCCCCGTGCGGACGGTGGTGCGGTGACCGGTCGGCAAATTGCCTTCCATCCACAACATGTCCTGCAGGATTTCGTTCGTCTGCTCGAGCATCTCCACCACGCGGGCAATCTTGCCAGTGGGGTCAAGCCTCTTGGCCCAATCGAGCAGCGTAAGCGCCGCCGTCGAAAGGGTTGCACCGAGAATCAGCGGTCCGCTGAATCCCGAATCGGGGAGAGGAACGGACAGAGCGATGGCAACTATCACCATTACCTGAACCGCCCAACCCACCGTCTTGCTTCGCATCAGCCAGCTAAACATGGCTTGGTTCCTTTTCGTGAGGTTGACAGGTTTACTTCGTGGTGCCACCGTACAGCACATCGGCGGTAGACTTTTCCTTTGGCTTTCCATCGTCACCCGATGGAGGCACAAGGTCGGCCTCGTCGAAATGCACCGCGACGCGAGACAGCAGGCGCACGAGTTCCGGATGATTCCCGTACCCGCGACTCAGCTCCGTGATCAACTCAGGGGTGCCGAATTTCTTGATGATTGCCTGCGCAAGTTTCGAAGACTTCTCAAAGTTGGCTCCACCAATTTCCTTGTCGGATTTAGCGGCGGTTTCCCAACCGGTAACTTGCTGATTCCACGTCGTTTCTGCCCGCTCCCTGAACCCGGTGACCTCGGAATGAGCATAATCAAACGCTGCCTTGGCTTCCTCCTGCGTCAGGCCAAGTTCCTTGAACTTGGTGGCCGCGCGGGTGACTGCCGCATCGTCGAAATGCCCGTCCTTGGGCGGTTTCAGATCGTACGTTTCGGGCACTACCCGCTGCTTTGGCGCACCCTTCCCGGGTTCCGGCGTAGGAGTCGGGGTTGGGATGGGCGTCGGCGTCGGTGCTGGTGCTGGTGCTGGCGTCGGCGTTGGTGTTGGCGTCGGCTCAGGCATCGTCTTTCTCCTTACGTTTATTAAGCCGTTCCTGCATCATTTTGAGCAGGGCGGCAGGATGGGCATCCATCACTAAACTCAGCAAGAGATGCCCTACATCTTGCTGTCCTGCTTGGTAATGAATCAGCGCGGACGGATGCCACACCGACTCAAACACCTTGCACTGTTCAATCAGATGCCAGATCACCCGCTGTCCGGCACCAGATTGTATATTGAGAACCTCGCGCGTGTCAAGTAGAAGTTGTTGAGCATCACGCTTCTCATCCTTGCGCGCCTTTTCCACCTGACGCGAATCAGCAGCGTTCCTGACTCTCGGTTCGTTCATAGCGGCAACGTCTCCTCTTGAGCCTGCCCGAGATCAGTTAACAGATTCTTGCCCGAGGTATCGGCCTTCGACGCCTTGTTCGCGGCATCCGCCATGGCCCGGGCGTTTTCAGCCGCAGCCTGCTGCTGCGCGGCCTCCGCGCGGCGCTGCCGGATCGATTCCGCTTCATCATCCGTCCGGATCAGACGCGGCGGTAAACCCATGCGGTCATGGTATTCATCCACCATCTCATCGGTATTCACCTTATCGAATACTTCCGGATTCACCTCACCGATCGCAGCCACAAAGTTTCCGAAGCGCTCAATGGACGCCAAACCAACCATCTTTTGTGCTTGCGCCATGATCGAAATATACTCAACCTTAAGCTCCATTCCCTCAATCTCCTGAGGAGCTTCCGGAATCATACCCGCATCCACCATGGCAGGAAATGTTAAATCGATCATCGGCTTATAAAGCTCCGAGTCATTGCGCTCGAGCGTCGGTCCGAGCATCAGAAGTTTTTCCTCATGGCGCTCATCTACTTCCCGGGCGGTAATCTCTCTACGGTCGGACATCGACAGCATCAGGAACAAGTCCTCAAAAAACGCTCGAGAGATGCGTGCCTGATAATCCCTGATGTCCTCTTTCAGTTCCATCACCTTCGGATCGACCGTGTGCGCGGGCTTAAACCCTTGCTGCCCCTCGCGCACGTCCACGTAAGTTGTATCCCCGGGAAGGATGGAAGGCCGGGAATTACGCAGGCTCGTCGGCGCGGTCATCGGCGGGTTTACCATCTTTTCCACCGCCTGAGATTTGCGCTTATGCATGAGTTGGATGGCACGAATGTCGCCGAGAGCAGTCATGCCCGGGCAATCCGTTCCGTAAATATCTTCAGCAGCCACGTCCCACCGTGGAGCAAGGATTGGAAACATATTGTGCCCGCCTTCGCGCAAATATTTCTCCTCACTGCCACCGCGCTCGTAATAGCATGACGACCACTGTTTAAATTTGAAAGTTTCGCGGTTGGGATCATACATGGGATTGGGATAAACCGTGTGCATGACATCCACCCATTCCTCGAAATTGCCACGATCCCACAAGGTCTTTACCACCGATGAAATCGGCGACCAGTCAGGCGATCCGGAGCGCTCACGTGTCTTCCCAAACCGTTGCACGATCTGGCGCACCGTCATCCGGTATTCCCGCATGAACGTATCTACGCGCCCCGTGTCATCCAGTGCCAGCCTATAGGAACCCACCGGAAACGGATATCCACGGACGACCGTCTTCGGGTCGCGCATGAACGCGCATGCCGCCGTCCCGAAAGTCGCCTCATCGCCGTAAATCGTTGGCAAAATGTTATAAACGTTGCTCTTTAGAAATACCTCAAGCATGCGCGTAGTGACGATATGCAGCCATTCCTTGACCGGACGGAACTCAGCGAGATCCGGATCAGGCACCGTCAAGCGCATCCATGGCCGCGCCGGGGAAGTCATCCCGGCATGCATTCCGGATTTAAGCGTGCGCACCGCCATCGTCGCCGTTGAATCAATGATCTTGGTGTTGCGCCGATCACCCCGGTTGTTGTCGGTCAAGTAAAAACGCCCGCGCCTCGGCAAGATATACTGGCATAAGTCCTGCCAGTGCGGAGTGAAAGTCTGCGCCTCCGTGTCGAGCGCTCCCCAAAGACGATTGAGCCTCGTGCGCTTTGATTCAAATTGCGCCAGACTTCCGGAATCGGTCCCAATCGCCATGACTGATCAACCCCCGAGAATGGTTTTGCGCTGCACGTCGGGCTCACCCAACTGATTCCCCGCAGTCAGGATGGTGGAACGCCGCCCGCGCGCCGCGCGCAAGCGCCTTCTTTGCTGATCAACCGCTTCGCGCACTTCCGGCGATTCCTTACCGGGCGTGGGCGCCTGCAAATCCTCAGGAGCGGCGGGGGCGGCGGCAGCAGGGCCACTGCCCATATTTGCCACAGCATAGCCCGCAACCGCAGGGACCAAATACATAGCCGTTGTAAGCGCCATCATAACCTCCTTATCGCCGATACTTCATTGTCGCGGTACCCCACCATTTTAATCAGCTTCCCGAGCGCGGGCTGCATGATCTTATAGCGGTGCACCACCAGTTCAACGCCTAATTTCTTCAACTCGACGTCACAATACTCTACGAAATTCTTTGCAACCATCACCATCGCGCGATGCGTCTGCGTCATATAAAACACGTCACACGCGGCCACGATGAACGAAGAATAATGCATATGAGGCTGCACGAAGAAACTCGCGTACCCGGCGAGCGTTCCTTCCGGAGTGCGCGCCGTATAGATTCGAAAGATGTTGCTGTCGGCAAATGTCTTATATCTCTCCCAATCCGGCCTGAGCGGAATGTCTTTGAAAGGGGCAAGCTCCACATAATGATCGTTGAGAAGCGGCATGACTTCCGCGATAAACTCGTCGGTCAGCGTTTGTTCTTGATAGATCATACGCTGATCCTCTCGTCCGAAAACGGGTCCCATTCATGTGCGGCCTGATGGGATTTGGCAACGCGAATGCCAAGCGACTCGAGCAACAATGCGGTTTCGGTTTGCGCCTCATCAGGTATCGCGAAGTTAAGCATTGCCGAGTCCCACCGGTCGGGCGACCGGCCAAGTTCCTGCTTGATGATGTCCTTGTCCACCAGCGCCAGCTTGCCGTTGATATAAGTATACGTCTGCGCAATGGCTTCCTCGCGAAGCGCCGGGTCCCTCGGAAGCGCCCCCCCATTCTTCACCCACTGCGCCATGGAAAATGCCATCTCCGCGCGCTTGTTCAGGTAACGCGGATCTGCCGCCTTTCCGGAAAAGTTGATGGGGATCGGAGCGTAGCCGACGCCAATCATATAATCGATCGCGCCCGCCGCCCATCCACCCGTATCATCGAAAAATTCCATCATCGATCCGAACTTGTGCTTTTCTCGAATCACGACGTCCCCAATGTCCTGTGAACGCGCATTCCTGATCTCCCGGTATGGAAACAACACCAGCCCCTGACGGGGCGTGATCACCGTCGCGTCATCCCCGAACCGGGCGACGTCGATGCCAAGCGACTTGCGCATGAACTTATATTTTTCTTCATCATAGTGCCGGTTCATCGCGACGTCCACCTCGTCAGCACCCAAGAGCGCGTCCATCGAAGCGGGTGGAAACTGGCCGAAGACGTTCACCAGCACCCATGGATTGTCCTTGCCATACTTTTCAATCTGCTCCCTCGCCCATTGAATGCTCACACGCTTCGCACGAAGCGGGTCATCCGGGTCCCCAGTGATTTCCACAAAGAACCACAGATGTCGTTCCTTGGTCGCCGCGCGATACAACGGCCCCTTCAAGTGCGTGGGGTTTCCAGCCTGAATGATCTTGGTTTCTATTCCCGTCGCCAGTCCCGCTTCTGCAGTCGCCATAACTGCGTCAGGGATGCCACCCGATTCATCAAGTACGAAAAGAAGATAATCCGCATGTAACCCCGCCAAAGTATCCGCCTGCTGCGTCGGGTCACCATTCTTGGGCCACGTACGCGCGGTCATGAACCAAGTCTCGGGATGATCCTTTGCGAAAATTCTAGACTTGCTCCATTCGAACGATTCTTTCAGAAATCCCGTCCTCGAGCGATGCTGCCACTTTGCCATCTCCGCCCACAGGTTGTCCTGAAGGTTATCCCATGAGATGGAAGTCGCCGCGACCTTAGGGTGCGGGCGAGTGGCTAGAAAATTCCACGCGCACATGGCCTCGGTCGCGGTCTTACCCGGACCCTTGCAAGCCTTCATCGCTATGCGATTGTGGTGGGGGAATGCCTTCAAGACTTCCGCCTGAAAGTGATCGAGGTCCGCCTGATCCACTTGAAGTTCGTCCGTGGCGAAAAATATCGGGTCCTCGCGCCAACGGCGAATCCGTTCCTGCGCACGCTTCAAGTTAGCGACGCTGCGGGCCATATGCGATCAGTAACGACGCTTTCCGCCGCCGCCCTTGTGCCGCTTACCCTTCTTATGCAGTTCCATGGTCGTCTCCTTTATGCACTGATTCCAGACT